TTGCACTGTATAACCCAGCCTCTACCTCTTCTCCATATCCTTTACTTGCCCAATCTTTAGCTAGTAGCTCACTATCCTTAGCATCATTAGCGTAGCCTTGAGCAGCTAGTTCACTTAAACCAGCATTAGTCTCACTTTGAGCTGCTGCTAATGCACTCTGACTAGCAGCNANNTNACTAGCANTAGCNTCATCTGCACTTTCACTAGCTTCTGCTGCTTTGGTTTGAGCTAATAAGGCATTAGCTTCTGCGTTAACTACTGCATCTAAATTGGCTTCTACAGCTATAACACCTGATATATTAGTAGCTACTACATTAACACTGTCAATATTATCAGCTACTGTTTCTATATTAGATATACCACTAGGCAGACTTTCTACTGGGTCAGTTATAAACCCCATATCAATTACATTGCTATAACCAGCACCTTGTAAATCCATACCAACAATATTAACTTTATTAATATTCTCACCAGTAGCTATAACATTGGCTATATTGCTAGCTACTGCTACCAGCTCATCGATAGCTTGAGCTACTGTAATAACATCATCTACTTCGTTACTTACTGTTACTACGCTATCAATAGCATTGGCTACTACAACTATCTGGTCAATAATGCTAGCACATATATTAATCTCATTCATATAAGGTGCAACTACTTCAATATCTGCTATACCGTTAGCTACTGCTACAACCTTATCAGCTATACCACCAACCACATTAATAGCATTCAATGACTCAGCTACATTCTTAAACTCATCAGTATTAACAACCTCTACAACATCTTTGATAGTATCAATATTCTCTGCTACTTTTTTAATATTGTCATATTCTGTCATTATATCCCGTGACAGTTCTATGTCTATCCGTTGAAACGTTGAACTTCTAGGCATTATACAAATCCTTTTGCTTGTGTAGATAATGAGTTAACATCATCAGCTGTTAATATACCATACTCCATTACCCTATTACATGCTGTCTCATACCTCATATAGTGTGTATTGTTTTCTGTACTGATATTACCATCTACACTACCATGTGCCCTATAACCAACATAATGAAGCAATGGTTCCATTAGTTGTAATGGAATAGGTACAAGTGTATTTTCATCAGAATCCAATTCTAGTAGCACTGGGTTTTTTCTATAGATAACAGATACATAAGCATTTTTAGCTAACAATGGAATCTGTAGTTGGTTATAACTAACAGTATAAATACTGAATGGGTCTTTTTCGTCATTTAGTCCTGCTCTAGTACCATCTTCATTCCATACACTAATTACACTCATAAACTCGTCATCACGCATAGGTTGATTTTCTACCACTACATCAGGGTCTGAGCTATCTAATGTATAGATAGTCTTAGGTATATCTGGACGTAATGTAATGATAGCTTCAGCAGTACTCAACTGGAATCTACCATACAATGCAATTAAGGCTAAGTTAATATAATTTATAACAACATCATCTGTCTTATCTTTAGCTGACAATGACTTTAACTCACCAGCTCTTGCCATAGACATAATAGTAGATAGTTTTACCATTACATAATTCCTTATTTTATTTATGTAATTGTACAGCAATTATAGTTAAATTAAAACACATAGTTATTACCTACGTTATAGTAGTCAACATCAGGATAAAAATCCTCTTCACCTTCAGGTATCTTATCAGGAACATAAGCTTCTCTACTCTTACTAGGTACCCTAATATCCATCAATACAAGCATACTAATCAAGTCACAACCATCATCATGGGTAGTACCAAAACCATCAACTGTTACAAACCTAAGCTCTTCTAACAACTTTTCTAAATCAGGAGTACCTTTCAGCTCTTCACATATCCATATCTTTCCTTGTTGGAATAAAGGCACAGTAAGCTTAAACCTATCATGTTTAGCCCCCCTCATCTTCTTAACTCTAATACCTACACTATTTTCACCTTTTTGTCTAGCCAGTGTAAAGTACTCCCCTCTCTTCATCATTAGTTGCTCTAGCGAATAAATATGAGTTTTCTGTTGTCCATCTACTTCTACACCTACCTCAAGATACTGCCCTTGTCTAGTGTACCTATTAACTAACTGAAACAAGCTATCATACTGCTCATTTAGTTCCATCTTCTTTAGTACAATATCAACCAGTATCCTATCATCGTTATTAGATATAGCCCATACAGCCATGCCACTATAGTCACTACCTTTACCACCACTAACAGTAAAGTCAGTAGTTATATACCAGTTATAGCTATGAGCGTTGTTAATTATGTCTCGTCTCTTAGCCCAATTAATATANTTATCCTTAATTAGTCTATCTTCTTCACTAGTAATCCGTAGCATTAGCTCTTGCATAAAGCTCCTTGTAGCATTATTCTTAACAGCATCTCTATATCTACGCATAACCTTTTCATACTTATGCCTATCTTCCCATACACCTTTAAACTCATCTTTCTTTAAATCTAACCTTATCTCTTTACATATAGGAAAAACAACAGGTGCCCATGCTCCACTCTCAATCCTTTTATACACTGGGTCTTTCTTATTATATGGTGTACCAATAATAATAGCAAAACTACCACTACCATGTAATGCATTTAACACATCACTCTCAATGGTACTATCAATATTAGCTAACATGTTATCACTACTAGCATCTGCCTCACTAGCTACCAAGTCGTCAAAGATAGCAAACTGTGGTCTCTGTAACCCAGACCTTGTTCCTCTAGTACCTGTAGCTGCACCTACACCTTTCATAGCAAATTTTCTCTTAGCTCTACCAGGTACCTCATCAGCTTTCTTACCAGCATTAATAGTAGCTTGGTATAAAGCTAATTCCCTTTTACTTCTAGGTAACCTAATCAACTCAATCTGCTCATCAGTAAATTTAGCATACTCAAATTGGCTTTGTAACCATACACTCTCATAATAAACTTGTTCAATGGTCTGCATAGTTGTCTTAACGTTGTTTCTCATACTATCACCAACATACAGACCATAATTAACTTTACCAAATTCAGGTAGCTCTCCTTTCCATGCTATAAACAATGGTAAAAAAGTACCTATCAATGTACTATTATGTGTAACTATGTAATCACCAGCTAAAAAGCTTTTAGTTTCTGACTCTACTGTTATACACTTTGTAGGCTGTGTGTGCACAAGCTCAATAGCCACTATACCTACTTTATCCCTAGCTGGTACGTTTATTTGGTATTTAGCCTTTCGCTCTAATCTAAATATCTTCTCATTAATCCGTATCATTACTTGGTAAGCTTTACCAAACGGTGACGATGTCATTCTTTCCGATATTCTGGCAGTACCGCCTAATGACCACACTAGCTCTTGTACGTCCTTAGCTAGTCCTTCTGATACTGTTGTAAAGCTGATACTGCCTTTTTTATTTATAGTACCATCCGTGTCCATTAACCCCTGCAATACGCCTAGTCTCTGGGAGTACGAACCAACTAGTAACTCTTTAGGTACTCTTTTGTTGTATGTGTTACCTACGCCAACATACTGCTTAATTAGTTTTCCTATACCTTTTATACTGAAAAATACTATGTTTTCCTTACTTCTATTTTGGGTACCTATCTCATACGGTATGTGCCGAGATATTTCTTCGTAATCATTTATATGCGTAGTTATTCTTGTAAAACCTGTCTCTTTACTTATATTCCCATCACCTAGTATTAGCCCTACTGTGTAAGCATCTAATGGGAAGCCGTTATGAGGTCTATCTACTGCCTTAACAGCTCTAGGTATAAAGTATTTACACTCTATCTCTTTCTTTTGCTTTTCTGTTACAGTCCTGCTCCAGAATAGTCCTTCCTCGTATAACTCCTTAGCTGTTTTTACTTGTTCAATTAGTCCAGCTATTTGCCTGCCTGAGCTACCTTTAACACGCTTATTAGTTCTTTTCCATACTATGTTATCATGGTCTTCCGACATTACTAATTCTCTACCGTCTTCTAACGTCATCTTATACGTAGGTTTCAAAAACAATTGGCTTTTGCTTTTTACCTTAGTAACTTGCCCATCTCTGTCAAATACTTCATCACCTACCTGTATTTCTCCCATAGTGGTGAAGCCTGTTGGTGTTGGTATCTTGGTATCTAATGTTAGTGCCTTGCTGAACTCACGACAACACAATACAGCTGTTCTGCCTTTAACCTCATCCCAATTAATACCTCTCTCTTCAAAGTAAGGTCTAACAGTATCTTGACAAAATATTGTGTCAATCAAGAAGTAATGAGCATATGGGTTACTATTCTCTGGTTCTTCACCTAATACTAATCTAATAAAGTTCATAAACTCAATAG